TGAAACAGACTTTACAAACTGGACTACAGAACAGAAAGAAGCATATAATAAGTGGATTTCAGGTAGTGAAACAGACTTTACAAACTGGACTACAGAACAGAAAGAAGCATATAATAAGTGGATTTCAGGTAGTGAAACAGACTTTACAAACTGGACTACAGAACAGAAAGAAGCATATAATAAGTGGATTTCAGGTAGTGAAACAGACTTTGATAATTGGTATTCAAATCTTCAGGCTAAATTGGATGGAGATATTGCTGCAAAACTTACCAATGATATTTTGACATTACAGGACGGAAAAGAAAATAAGAGTTCTATTTCAACAGTAACTCTAAGCTCTTCAAGCTGGACAAGTACTACAGACAACGGAGCTTCTTTAGAGTATACAATAAGTCCATCAATAGAAATGACAAGCGATGATAAGATAACCGTAAGCCTTGACGAATCTAAGACTATAACTTCAGATATTGTTACTGCATGTCAGAAGCTTAATATTTGTCTTGTAAAGTATTCTTCAAGCGATTCAAAGATTCATTTGTATGCTTATGGTTCTAATCCAAGTATTGATATTCCAATAAGTGTTGAAATAAGAAAGGCTGGGTGATAATATGTCCAAAAATTATGCAAGTAAAGTTATAGTAGTTGCGGAAGCCGAAGTCGGATATCTTGAAAAATCTGCTTCAGCTTATAAAAAAGATCCTAGCATATTAGACAAGAAAACTGATGGCGCTGGAAAAGACAACTATACAAAATATGGAAGAGATATGCATAAGATCTATCCATCGGTAATGGACTTTCCAGCTTATTGGTGTGACGCGTTTGTGGACTGGTGTTTTTACACTGCTTATGGGATTACAACAGCTAAGAGTCTTTTAGGTGGAAACTTTGATGATTATACCGTAGCTAGTTGCCAGATGTATGAAAAGAAAAGTGCACTTGGGACGACTCCGAAGAAAGGTGCTCAGGTATTCTTTACTAAAAATGGCAAATCTAGCGGATGCCATCATACTGGAATAGTATATAAAGTCGACAATACAAGCTTTTACACTATTGAAGGAAATACATCAGGAGCATCTGGAGTTGTCTCGAATGGCGGTGGCGTAGCAAAGAAATCGTATAAAATAGCTAGTTACTCCGGAAAAGTACTTTTCGGGTATCCAAAGTATGATGAAGAGACTAGTTCAGATTCAAATACGTCATCGAAGTCAGATTCTAAACTTACAGTCCCTGAACCGACACTTCGAAATGGAAGTTCTGGGGAACAGGTTAAGTATTTACAAAAAGCTTTAAATAAGCTTGTAAATTCAGGATTAACTGTTGACGGAGATTTTGGAAACAAAACTGAGAAGGCATTAAAAACTTGGCAGAGTGCAAATTCGTTAACTTCCGATGGAGTTTATGGTCCTAAATCGCAGGCAAAAATGAAAAAATTGCTATCATAAGGAAAATTCAAAATGGGTGTAATTTTTAAGCATAAAGGAAGTTTCAAGCATGTTGAAAACTTTTTTCAAAGAATGAAAGATCGTAATATTGCCAGTATTTTACGACCTTATGCTCAACAGGGAGTTGATGCTTTAAGTATGGCTACACCCATCGATACAGGTCTTACAGCTGCTTCATGGGGTTATGAGATAACTGAAGAAAATGGCGTATATTCTATCCATTGGTTGAATACAAACGTCAACAAAAATGTAAATATAGCCCTAATCTTGCAATATGGGCATGGAACTGGAACTGGTGGCTATGTCACTGGGATTGACTATATTAATCCGGCTATTCGACCCATATTCGAAGAGATGCCCGAGAAGATTTGGAAGGAAGTGACTAGACCATGAGCAGTGTTGATACCAGAGTTGTAGAGATGCGATTCGATAACTCTCAGTTCGAGAGCGGAATCAAATCTAGTATGAACTACCTTGAGAAACTTAAAGCTAGCTTAGATCTAAAAAGTTCTGAAAAAAGTCTTCAAAGTCTCGAAGCGGCAGGTAAGAAATTTTCTCTTGCTGGAATAGCTAATAGTATTGACGAATTAAATAGCAAATTCTCTACTATGGGAATCATTGGTATGACTGCAATTAGCAACATTACTAATAGTGCTATGAATTCGCTTCGAAACATAACTAGTAGCGTAACAGGACTTATTAAAACTGGTGGTATCAACAGAGCATTAAATATTGAGTCTGCCAAGTTCCAATTAGAAGGTCTTGGTGTAGCCTGGGAAGACATTTCTGAAGACATTAATTATGGTGTTCAGGATACAGCATACGGTCTTGATGCGGCGGCTAAAGTAGCTTCTCAGTTAGTTGCTTCAGGTGTACAGATTGGCGACACAATGAAGTCCGATTTAAGGGCTATTTCTGGTGTCGCCGCAATGACTAATTCTACTTATGAAGATATAGGTCAGATCTTTACAACAGTAGCTGGTAATGGAAAACTGATGACCGAACAACTACGTCAGTTCTCTTCACGAGGTTTAAATGTTCCTGCTACACTTGGCGAACAGCTTGGAAAAACCGAAGCTGAGATCCGTACAATGGTCACAAAAGGTCAAATCGATTTCCAGACCTTTGCAGCTGCTATGGACAGTGCTTTTGGTGAACATGCTAAGGATGCTAATAAGACTTTTACTGGTGCTCTTTCAAATATGAAAGCTGCATTCTCCAGAATTGGTGCTGATATAGCTACACCAGCTTTAGAAATGCTCAGAGTCATGATGAATGCTTTGATTCCAGTAATTAATGCTATTCGAAGTGAACTTGCTCCTGCTATAGAATCTCTTTCTTTCAAAATGAAAGTTTTAGGATATGCTGCTGAGTATCTTTTGAATGACTTTAATTCTTCCGGATTATCAAAAGTTGTGACTGTAATTAAGAACTTAAAGAAAGCTCTAACACCAACTGAGAAAACGCTTAAGAAATTAGGAAGAACATTCGACGGCGTTGTAGCTGTTCTTGATATTTTTGCAGAAGTTGTCGGGTCATTACTTACTCCGATACTTGAGGCTCTCGGGTTTACAGTGGGCAACGTAGGAGATGGACTTCTGAGCATTACAGCCAATATAGGCGATATGCTGGTTCAGTTTAGAGATTGGGTTCTCGAAAATAAGGCAGCGCAAAAGACTTTTGGAGTACTTGGAAAAGGTATTGCAAAAGTTATAAAGTTTATCGGTCAATTAATTGGTGAAGTTGAAAAATCTGGTGTTATAGATAATGCATTTACTACTATAACAACCGTTTTAGAGAATCTTTTCAATCTTATTTCTGGAAAAGCTCCTAGCGTAACTGATGTATTAGGGAATTTTAAAGACGGACTATTAGATCTTATTCAGAATTTCAGTCTCGATAAGTTAATTAGTACTTTCAAAGATCTTGGAAGTTCTATATTAGGGGTTAAGGATAACATCGGTGACGTAGCAACTGCTGTATCATCAACCGGAAATAGTTTTCCGAAATTAAAGTCTTCGTTTACTGGAGTTACTTCTGGAATAAGCGCTTTTATTGAAAAGTTGAAATCTCTTGTGACATTTGAAAATGCGGCAAAAGTAATAGCACTTGCTTTAGGTGCTACATCAGTTAAATTAGGGTTATCTATCGGTAAATTAGTTGACAAAATAATTAAACTTAAAGATCCTATAGGAGTTTTAGTTTCTGGAATAGACAACCTCTTTAAAACTTTATCTGGTTCTATTGCACAGGTTGGAAAATCTGTAAGTAGAGCAGCGAATGCAGTAGCTCTTAAGAATTTTGCAGAGGCAATTCTTATGCTTGTCGGAGCTATTGCTATTTTAGCATTACTTCCAGATAAATCAAGAATTCAGGATTCTCTCATTACAATTGGTCTTCTGGTTGTCGTAATGTCTGGTGTAATGAAACTGATGACCATTACTCCAGCTGGAACAGCTAGTATGGCTTCTATTGCGGCTGCTTTTCTTGGATTGGCAGTTGCCATAGCTGTAATGGGTGGCGTTGTCGTTGAAATGAAGAAGATAGCTGAAGGATTTAAAAGTTGGACAGATCTGGCAGTTACAGCCGGTTTACTTCTTGGTACTGCTGGGACATTAGTTTTATTCTCGGCTTTAATATCTAAATTAGGTATTACCCTTACGAAATCAGTATTTCTTCTTATACCAGCCGCATCTGCATTGTATGTATTTGCTGTTGGTTTACAGAAACTTACAAGTGTTGACATAGGAAATCTCGGTGAATTCATGCTTAAACTTGTAGTATTCTTTGGATATTTCAAGTTGATTTCATCAATGGCCGAGTCTTTGACTGGCGGTGCTGCATTAGCATTAATATCGATTTCGGCGACCATACTTATATTTGCCGACGCTATTGAAAAGATGGCTGGCATAGGATGGGATAGACTTCTGTTGTCTCTTCCAGGAATGATCGAATGCATGGGCTTTATATGGGTGGTTCTTAAAGCCATATCAAGGATGAAAAAAGACGCCGTAAAAGTTGGCGGAACAATCCTAGCAATCGCAGCAGCTATGGATCTTATGGTAATAGCTATAAAAGCTTTTGGAAAGATGAAGATCGAAGATGTCATCTCAGCTGTTGCTATGATGACACCAATTATGTTATTGTTTGCAGGGGTAATAGCAGTTACTAATTTTGCTGGAGAAAATGCAGCAAAAGCTGGTGTTACATTACTAGCAATGGCTGTTTCTATCGATTTATTAGCAGTAGCTATAGCATTACTGTCAATGCTTGACACAAAGGCGGTCGCAAGAGCTACTTTGTACATTGC